CAACTATCCCTCAGCCAGTTTATGTCGATGTTTCATATAAGCTAACTATATGGACAGAGTACCAGCAGCAGATGAATGAGATCGTTCAACCGCTCGTAACTTCTGGCAAGGGAATCAATTACGACATGATCGATGAGGACGGACACAGATATGAAATATTCATCGATAGCTCGTTCACTCAAGAGGATAATGTCTCAAGCATGGACGAGGACGAGAGAAAGTATCAAACTACTCTTGAAATAAAAGTCCTTGGTATGCTATTGGGTGACGGACCCAACCAAGAAGTCCCACAAGTTACCGTCACCGAGAACGCCGTTGAAGTTAAAATCCCCAGAGAGACTGTAATTTACGACGATGCGCCAGGTGAATGGGATAAAGCAAAATTCAGAGGCTAGTTTTGGGCCTTTCGCCCTTTAATGTACTATTTATTAGAGAAATAAGCTTTAAGCTTAAATTGGTTAAGACACCATTATACAGGAGAGTAAAACATGTCAGTTAAAAAATTTAGATTCGTATCGCCAGGCATTTTCATCAACGAGATTGATAATTCGCAATTGGCCAAAGAAGTAGGTCCAATGGGGCCAGTTATTATTGGTCGAACCGCTAGAGGTCCAGGTATGCGACCTGTTCAGGTTGGTTCCTTCTCGGAATTTGTTGAAATCTTCGGCAATCCTATTCCTGGTGGATCAGGCGGAGATGTTTGGAGAGATGGAAACTATACTGCTCCCACTTATGCTGGTTATGCTGCACAAGCATGGCTGAGAAATGCTTCCCCCTGTACGATTGTTCGACTTCTTGGAACTGATAATGCACAACGCAATAGTGGTGCCGTCGATGCTGGATGGGCAACTACTGGCTCTGCATATGGACTGTTTGTTGCCAAGCAGGGAGTGACAGCAACTAACGCAGCCCTTGCCGCAGTGGTCTATCTTAAAGAAACAGATACTGCAATTGGACTTGCTGGGCAAGAGATTGCCTCCTCAGCAGCGGTTACGAATTCAGTCTCGACTTCAAACGCTTCTGCTGCTGTAAGTGGTTTTACTTTTGCAACTGCATCTGATGTATTTGTAGATGGTGATGAGTTTAAACTCACTGATACTTCTGGAAATACTGTTGAGTTTGTATTTGAAGACGGAGCGACCGATGTTGATGGCCGTGTAAACGGATTTGGAAAAGTAATTGTTGGGATCAGCGGTGCCACCGCAATAGCCGACCAAGTAACTCGCATCAACGCCGCTATCAACGCTGTAACAGCTTTTGATCAGTCAGTTGATTCTGGTACTTACATCGCTCCAGCAGGTCAAGCAAATCTTACATTGGGAATTGCAGCGACTGACCCCAATACAGGTTCACCAAATGTGCTAACTCAGTCTGTCGGCGGCGCCGCAGGAAATAGAAAGGCAAGTGAAGGTGAGATGTCAATATCGTTTATAAATCCATCCACCCTCACCTCCAGCATCGTTCTTGCAGACTTTGCAACTGGTACAGATAGCACTGTCGCAGGAACTTTCTGTACTGGCCAATGGGTAAAATGTCAAAACAAAGGTGCTGAATTTAAGATTCACATCGGCGGAAAGAATTACTCATTTAACCTTGATCGCTCTTCAAGAAAGTTTATTAGAAGCGCTTTGAACACGAATCCAACGCTGACTAATGATGCTATTACTGCTTCAGGATCTCGATTGGATTATTTCCTTGGAGAGACTTATGAACGACATGTGGAGAACATTGTTGCTTCTTCCGCATTTGCAGGCGCAAGTGGAACCATGGCAGTCCTTTTGAAGCTGGATGACCCCCACTCCTCATCCACATTTGATAAGAATGAAATGGAACTTGAAGCTCAATCTCCTCAAACATCATGGATCTTCAGCCAGCATACTGGTGATCGTGGAGATCATGAAGTATCACCATCTACTGGGAAATATAATTCTGGCGTAACCAACCTCTTTAGACTTGTTGGTCTTGACGATGGAGCTTGGTCATCTGCAAACTTAAAAGTATCCATTAGTGATATTAAAGCTTCAGATGTTGACAACGAACCATATGGCTCTTTTACTGTCGGCCTTCGACAAATTGGAGATACTGATGTGTCACCTGTATATGTCGAGAGATATACAAATTGTAACCTCAACCCCAACTCAAATAACTTTATTGCTAGAAGAATTGGCGATATGAGTTCACAGTGGGACGAGACAGAATCCAGATATAAAACGACTGGTCAGTGGCCAAATGTTTCCAGCTTTGTTCGAGTTGAGGTAAATCCAGAAGTTGAAGCTGGCTCAACAGCCGCAACACTACTCCCGTTTGGATTTTATGGATCGGCTTTCCCAAGAACACTTGGAACCAATGCCGCCACCTCAACCGCACCCACAGTGATAACCAACACGGATAATAATAGTGTAACCTCTGCTGACGGTGATGTTAATAACTATGGAGCTAGTCTTGATCAGGGAACAAATCGTTCCTCAGAACTCGGCGCCTCCTCCCTGTCGCCATACCTCAGCGCCACCTCCGGACAAGCAGTCATTAACTTAGTATTTCCATCCTTCTCTGGCCAGACAGATTCATCGAATCTTGGATTGGCAAGTGGAACTGAAACATACTTTGGTATCAACTTCACTAGAGATGAGAGCGGCTCCAGAACTTTTGATGGAGCAAACAGAGATTTGGCAAAACCATATTCATCTGCTCACTCTCTTGGAGAAGGCATCACACATGCCGCCCTCCCATCAATTTTTGCAAGCAAAGGGACATACGCAGATAGTGGTATGGACTTTGTTACGCCATTAGAACCTCATGCCAAAGCAGCAGGAGATTTTCACAACACAGATCAAGTCTCTGCTTTTACACTTGATGACTTGGTAATGGACGAAATAACCACTTCAGGTGGGGTGGCAAAGAGTACAACACATGTAAGTTGGTATCCAGGCGCTAGATACGCTGGTGCTTCAATTTCCGTTTGTGGAACAGCTTCAGCTAACTATGTTGGCTCAAACTCTGTTCTCGAAAATGGAATTTATAAAGATGTTCTTGACCATGGATATGACAAGTTTACACTTCCACTCGTAGGTGGATTTGACGGATTGGATGTTCGAGAGAAAGATCCTTTCCGAAATGCAATTCTTGATAATGTTACAGGTGGTGCATTGGGACACTATGCATACAACTCTGTTCAACGAGCTATTAAAGCAGTCACAGACCCAGAAATTGTAGAGATGAACTTAGCTGCAATGCCTGGTATCACAAATGAAGGACTTACTTCTCAATTGATTGATGCTTGTGAGGCTCGTGGAGATGCCTTGGCAGTAATTGACCTTGAGGGTGATTATGTACCAAGCGCAGAGAATGACACCGCCGAGTCGGGTAGACTCCCAAGTGTTAAGAACACAATAACAAACCTTAAAAATAGAGCAATCAACTCCAGTTATGGATGTGCTTACTTCCCTTGGGTACAAATCAAAGATACCATCTCTGATTCGGTACTCTGGTCGCCACCATCAGTTGTGGCTCTTGGAACCATGGCAAGCTCACAGCAAAAGTCTGAACTTTGGTTTGCACCTGCTGGTTTTAACCGAGGTGGATTAACTGAAGGCTCCGCTGGAGTTCCAGTGCTTCAGGCACGACGCAGGTTGACCTCTAAGGACCGTGACAAGCTTTATGAAGCAAACATCAACCCTATTGCAACATTCCCGTCAGAGGGCCTTGTAATCTTCGGACAGAAGACTTTGCAGGTAACTCCATCGGCACTTGATAGGATTAATGTTAGACGACTCCTCATCTACTTGAAGAAAGAAATCTCAGTCATCTCAACGGGCATCTTGTTTGATAACAATGTTCCTTCGACTTGGCACCGATTTACTTCTCAGGTTGAGCCTTTCTTGGCAAGCGTTAAGAATAGATTCGGCCTGTCAGACTTCAAAGTAGTCTTGGACGAAACAACCACAACACCAGACTTGATTGATAGAAATATTCTATATGCCAAGATTTTGCTGAAGCCAGCAAGGGCTATTGAGTTCATCGCAATTGATTTTGTCATCACCAATACTGGTGCATCATTTGATGATTAATAAAAAGTAGAACGGGGGGAAAACGATTCCCCCTTACTACTTATAAGAGAAAGGATTATGACAATCTTTAGCAAGGAGAATTTTTAAAAATGGCAAATTTCTGGTCAGACGCAACACAACAAGACCCAAAAAGACAATATAGGTGGATTATGCGAATCGCATCAGTCCCCGCATATGTCCTTAAGAAGACTGATAAACCCAGCTTCCAGGTTACTGAAACTGAGCATAAGTATCTCAATCATACTTATTACTATCCAGGCCGTGTTCAATGGCAGGAAATTAATGTAACCCTTGCAGATCCTATTAATCCCGATATGGCAGCTACCATTACAAACATCATCAAAGATGGTGGATATCTCCCCGCACAGAATACCAATGATACTTCAACTATGTCGAAGCAAAAATCAGTTGCTGCGCTTGGAAACTTGGTTGAGATTGTTCAAATTGATGCCGATGGCAATGCCGTTGAAACTTGGAAACTTGTCAATCCTTGGATTAAAGATGTTAAGTATGGCGAGTTGAGCTATGATGGCGATGACATGACCGAGATTACTATTATTCTTCGATATGACTGGGCAGAGCTTGAGACAGCAAACACTGGGCATACCAAGAGCGAAAGACAGTTCTTTAAACTTGGTTGATAAAAATTTAACAAATACATTTTTATATGTTATGATAGACAATAGACACTTTATAGAAAGAAGGTATTAATGTCGAGAAATAATAAAGATCGCCTTGGAGTTGGCGATCTACATTCAGGTGCAGAAGCACCACAACTGGATTATTCAACTCCGACACAAGCAAAATCAGCACCAATGGAAGCGCCTCGCAGTGCTTCACCACTTAGCTTTGTTTCACCAACAGAGTTTGTTGAACTGCCTTCTGGCGGTAAATTCTATGCTCAAGGTCATCCACTCCATGGACAAGACACTCTTGAGATCAAACATATGACGACAAAAGAGGAAGATATTCTTAGCTCTGCAACCCTGTTAAAACAAGGTAAGGCTATCGATAGGCTGCTACAGCAAATTATTGTTGAAAGAGGAATTGATCCAGATAGCCTCTTGATTGGCGATAGAAACGCCCTTCTTGTTGCTGCTAGGAAGTCAGGATATGGTTCAGCATATACAACGCAAACTTCATGTCCAGGTTGCCAAGATAACATCAGTTACAGTTGGGACTTGGATGATGCAGTTACCATTACTGGTAATGAACACAATCCTGTCATTGCAACAGCAACGAGCGATGGAACATATGTTGTTCATCAGCTTCCAGTTACAAGATGGGATGTTGAGGTTCGACCACTGACTGGTGCAGATGAGAAGAATATGTCTAAGGCGGCAGATGCTAGAAAAAAACAAAACCTGCCTGAAGATTCTTTGTCAACACAGATGGCAATGTTCATTGTTTCTATTTCTGGTGTCACCGATCGCCTTCAAATCATTGAGGCGGTTTCAAATCTACCAGCTAGAGATGCAAGATATCTCAGAGGAGTCTATAGGAAGATTATTCCAAATATAGACATAAGACAAAACTTCGCTTGCCCGAATTGCGATTATTCAGGGGATATGGAGGTTCCGTTTACGACGGACTTCTTTTGGCCTAAACAATGATTATATAAAAAGTGTTTATGAACTGTTCTTTTACTTGAAGTATTATGGTGGTTGGAGCTTCATCGAAGCTTATAATTTACCAATCGGATTGAGAACATGGTTTGTCCAGAGGCTTAAAAAACAACTCGAAGACGAGATGGAAGCGATGGATAAATCAAAGAATAAGAACAGGGGATAAG